ATGCTTCCGTATTCAGCCTGTGGCCTTTGCTGGTAACTCCGAACTGCCAGCGGGTGATACTCGATAGGGTTACTCGCGTTCCCTGTGACCTAAAGCGCCCGATGTTCTGAGTGGTCAGCCGAATCTCTCTCGGTAGTCACGCACTTACACGTAGTAGGCAGATTAGGTCGGCCAGTCCTTGCGCTACTTCGTGAGTCAGGAAAGCGCGGTCCTCGAACTTCGTGCTCTTCAGCAGGACAACCACTACACACAGCACCGCGAAGATTGCAGCGGCGGCCATTGCGTCGGCTCGGTTGCTTGACCAGCACAGCGTTAGCATGGCGACTTGGGCGAATAAGGCTGCGTATTTCATGGCGTACTCCGTGTAAAAAAATCAGCGCCGTTCCCGGTGGCCCTGACTGTAAATCGTCACTAGCAAGGCAATTGGCCTTGGTGGTGGATACTCACGTTGCAATACTTACCTTGAGATTTGCCAAGGTTGATGCAATCGCATCCTTTGCAGCTTTTTCGATGTTCTTAGCGATAACCGCATTGACATCTTTAACTGCTGTTTTTGCGGACTTTTCCATCGAGTCCTTGATGTACAGTTTCATCAGTACAGACAGGCGAGGGCCACTTGAACGCCAGTTGCATGTAGACTCGTTCTTCGCCTCCAGATCAGCCTTTGACGCTCCGAAGTAATCAACGTCTTCTGTCATGTAGGACTCAGCCCGGTGAGCGATGTACTCCTTGAATGTCATAGAAGGTGTCTGCGGCTCTCCATACCGATTCGTCTTGCGCATGTCTGCCTTCTCGATCATTTCGCCAACGCGGGGCAAGATATGTTCGGAAGCGATGGCAGCAATCTTTAGGTCGACCGTTTGCTGAATCTTTGCTTCGATGGCTTTCTTGAACTTGTTCTCATAGGTAACTTCTTCTTCAGTTTCCGGATTGAATCCGGTCGAATAAAGAAGAGCATGAACAGCCTGATCTATGATCCGTTCGGCCAGGTCTTCGGCGCTTACGCCAAGCGCTTCAAGTGTCTTAATGTCCATCTTGTTCTCCCGTTTAGTTAATCGACTTGTCCTACTCAACTGCGGCTAGGCTTGAAGCTGTGTTGCTAGGCTTCTTGCCGCCCCTGGGTACTTGTTCCGTACTTACTGGCTTGCGGCTCGTTGCTTGTTGCGGTTGGTTCGTGTTGCTTTGTTGCTATGACTGAAGATTAACCGAACAGTTACAGCATGTCAATAACTACACAGTTATTTTTTTAGGTATAATTCGGCCATACCGCCTGGTAAGCGGTGTAGTCACTTGGCAGAGTTAGGGGAAAGCCCTGACCGCGCTTCAGTTTCCAAGTGGCTGAAGCGTGACCAAGCTGCCGGGTGCTACAAACAAATACCAAAGCCCCTGACAGTCACAAGCCGTCAGGGGCTTTTTCTTGGTTGCGTACTCGCAAGTGACGCGTCAGATAGGGGCTTGAATGGGCCGGCTGCACTCCTGGAACACCGACCATGCGGAATGACCCTGCGTGCGCGTCGTGCGAACTGTAAGCGAGGTATCGCAATAGCTTCCGGGGCCAAGTGGTCAGACAGCCCGGCAGTGAATGAATCGCTTGGTCTTGCCGCGCTTGGCTACCCTGATTGGAGGGATGCGGAACAATGGTTCATAGGAAACTTCCCGCTATGACCATTGGGGAACCTATGGAGAAACGACGATGGAAAAGTTATCGCTCGTTCATTTTCGATACCACGGCTCATCGAACCACGGGTTTGACTCAAAGCTTGCGTAGCCTGATGACGCTAATGTCTTTTGTCTCCATGCCGTATTGAGCCACGGCGATAACCGCTTGGGAATTCCCTAAGAAGTTATTGCAATCTATTAACCGCTCAGTTATCATTTGCTGCATGGAACTAAAAACTTACTTCATGGCTATGACGGTAAGCGACCGCGATGAATTTGCCGCTCGTTGCGAAACCTCTCGGCAGCACATAACCAACATCGCCTACGGAAACAAGCCTTGTGCTGAAAAGCTGGCGATTGCGATAGACCGCGAATCTGGCGGAGTCGTCAAAGCCGAAACGCTGCGCGCAGACGTTGATTTTGCATACCTGCGCGGAACAGCGAAGAACGCAGCATGAACCGTGTCTCCCTCCGCCCGTCATCTGACGGGACTTCGCAACCCCTGATGGCCTGTACGGCATCGGGGGTATTTTTCCGCCAAAGGGTAAGCGATGGGAAAGCCGGGGCAGATATGACCGAACAGGAACAGGAATAGGCCCATGACCACGCTAACCGTATTCCTCGCTGCGCTGGCCTATGCCGCGATTTCCATTCCGGTAACGCTATGGATTTGCCCGCGCCTATTCCGTTACTCGTCTGAGGACAAGGGTGAATGATTAACAGAATAGTTTGCTGGTTTTCATGCGGTGCCGCTTCTGCTGTAGCAACGAAGCTCGCAATCGTTGAAAACGCTGGCCGGCTTCCGCTTGTTGTCGCCAGGTGCATTATTAGAGAAGAACATGATGATAACGACCGATTTGCTTCTGATTGTGAAAAATGGTTCGGCGTTCCAATCACAAACCTAATCGCTGAAAAATTCGATGGGTCTATCTACGAAGTATTCCGCAAGCGTTCGTACATCTCTGGAATCGGCGGCGCCCCTTGCACGCTTGAACTTAAAAAGGAAGTAAGGCGCCAGTTTGAATTACCAACAGATCGTCATGTATTCGGGTACTGCGCCGAAGAACAGGGCAGATGGGATCGTTTTCTAGACTCCAACAACATTGATTCAGTTGCTCCGTTGATTGATCGCGGGTTGGAACATTCCGACTGCCTAGCAATGGTGAAAGAAGCAGAAATTGAACTTCCAGCCATGTATCGCCTTGGCTACAAGCACAACAACTGCATGGGATGCTGCAAGGCTACTGGGGCTGGGTATTGGAACAAGGTCAGGAACGACTTCCCGTTAATGTTTGATCGCATGTCTGCTGAGTCTCGCAGGCTAGGTGCGCGGATGGTACGAGTCAATGAAGAGCGAGTTTTCTTAGACGAGTTGCCTAGCGGAATTGGCAATTATGCAGAAGAACCCGAGATTCAATGCGGAATCTTCTGCGAGATGGCGAACAAAGAAATAAAGGAGTTAGCATGACCTACTCAGCAGAACCTGGACACATAGAGTCATTCCGTGACGCTACTGACAACCACGAAAAGATGCGCGGAACAATGTTCCTGACATTCCGTTGCCATGAATGCGGACAGTCAAAGTCGATCAAGGGCCGCAAGTCTCGCGGACGGAAGATCGGATTTCGTTGCGCTGATTGTCACATGGAGAAGTCTGCTGCCAAAAGTGCAGACGCAAAAACGGCAGCGTCATTGGTGCTCTAACACCTCGGCTGCCGTCCATATAGCGGAGTAAGTATGACTGATAACGCATTTTATCGCAAACAAGGAGGCCGTCATGGGTGGATATGATGACTTTCTTAAATCAAAGGCACACGAAGGCGCGGAACATGGTTTCGCACCATTATTTATGCCGTCTGGACTAAAGGATTTTCAGGCCGCAATGGTTGAGTGGGCTGTTCGTAAAGGACGTGCCGCAATGTTTGAGGATTGCGGAATGGGAAAGACGTTTCAGAGCCTTGTATGGGCGCAAAACGTCGCACAACATACCAATAAGCCAGTATTGATCCTAACCCCTCTGGCAGTTGCACAACAGACTGTCAGGGAAGGCGAAAAGTTCGACATTGATGTTCGCAGGTCGCATGACGGGAAAGTTGCTGGCGACATCGTTGTAACCAACTATCAGCGACTTCATGAGTTTGATGCAAGCCTGTTCGGTGGCGTTGTCTGCGATGAGTCTTCAATTCTGAAGAACTTTGACGGCGCATTCAAGGAAGAGATAACCGATTTCATGCGCAAAGTTCCTTATCGCCTGCTATGCACCGCAACGGCGGCGCCGAACGATTACATCGAGCTAGGAACGTCATCAGAAGCACTTGGATACATGGGCTTCATGGACATGCTCAATCGTTTCTTCAAAAACGATCTGAACAATTCAGCAATTCGTCGGCATTACGGAGAAGCCACTAAATGGCGATTTAAAGGACATGCAGAGCTACCATTCTGGCGATGGGTTTGTTCATGGGCCAGGGCCATGCGCAAGCCGTCAGACCTTGGATTTAACGATAGCGAGTACATCCTTCCTGCTTTGATTGAGCGCGAACATCTTGTTAGCTCTGCATTCAGGCCGGATGGCATGTTGTTTGAGTCGCCGGCAACTACTCTTCCGGAGCAGCGCCAAGAACAGAAGGCAACCATTAAAGAGCGTTGCGAAATGGTTGCACGGCTTGTAGATCATGGGAAGCCGGCTCTCGTATGGTGCCACCTTGACGAAGAGGGTGACACGCTGGAAAAGATGATACCTGGCGCTGTTCAGATCAGCGGTAAGAACAAGGACGAAGTAAAAGAGGAACGCTTCATGGCGTTTTCCGACAAGCAGATTCGCGTTCTAATTACTAAGCCAAAGATTGGCGCTCTAGGTCTTAATTTTCAGCATTGCGCCCACATCACCTATTTCCCGTCGCACTCATATGAATCCTATTACCAGGCCGTTAGGCGATGCTGGCGATTTGGACAAAAGAACGACGTGACGGTGGATGTTATCCACACGGAAGGCCAGCGCAAGGTTCTAGAAAACCTGAACCGAAAAGCCGTTGCCGCGCAGAGCATGTTTGCAAACCTTGTCGCTGAAATGAATAACGCGATGAGCATTGATCGAATCAACGATCACACCAAAAAAATTGAGGTTCCATCATGGCTATGAATGTCAAAGACCAAGTTATCACCGAAAACTATGCGGCGTTCAATGGCGATTGCGTCGAGGTAATGAAGGCACTACCTGGCGATTCAATTCACTTGTCCGTTTATTCGCCTCCGTTCGGTGGCCTGTATAACTACAGCAGCGACGAACGCGATATGTCTAATTGTCGTGATTACAAACAATTTTTTGAGCACTACGCCTACGTCGTGAAAGAGATTTCTCGCCTGACTGTTAGCGGTCGTTGCTCGGCTGTTCATTGCATGGATGTGCCGAATGGTAACTGCCAGTTCAGTTCATATACTGACTTCCCAGGCGACATTATCAGGCTTCACGAAAAAGAAGGTTTCGATTTTGTCGCGCGTCACGCTATCTGGAAAGAGCCTTTAGGCGTTCGTCGTCGCACGATGCAAAAGAACCTGGCTCACATGACGGCAGTAGAGGACTCTGTTGAGTGCGGCGTTGCATCTGCTGACTACCTTCTTGTTTTCCGCAAGCGTGGAGAAAACAAAGTAAAGGTTGCAAACCCTGTCGGGTTCCTTGAATACGCTGGCGACGACTCAAAGATGCCTAGCGAAACACGCGCCATGCGCGGATATGAAGGCGACCAAAAGAAGAACATTTTTAGCCATTGGATTTGGCGTCGTTACGCTTCTTCTATTTGGGATGATATTCGACTTGAACGGGTGTTGCCATACGAAGAATCAAAAGACGATGACGACGAAAAGCATGTACATCCGTTGCAGCTTGACGTTATTGACCGCGTAATTCAGATGCGCAGCAATCCTGGAGAAACTGTATTTACTCCATTTATGGGCGTCGGAAGTGAGGTTTATTCAGCCGTCAGAATGGGAAGAAAAGGAATTGGGGCAGAATTAAAATCATCGTATTTCAAGCAGGCCGTTCGTAATCTCGAATCGGCGTTGCATGAAATAGAAGAAAGCATTGAGCAGAAAGATTTGTTCTCTTTAGACGCTGCGTAATGCACTACTACCAATTCAACATCGCCGACTATCGGAAAGACACCGGCCACTTGTCGATGATCGAGCATGCGATTTATCGCGCTATTATTGACTGGTATTACCTTGATGAAAAGCCTATACCACTGGAAACCCAGTCGGTTATGCGTCGGTTGCGACTGGTATCCGACGAAGAAGCAAAGGCATTAGAAAACGTACTTTCTGACTTCTTTGAACGTTCCGATGGATGGCGTCATAAGCGGATAGATCAGGACATTATCGAATATCACGCGATGGCAGAGAAAAACAAGGCCAACGGAAAGCTAGGCGGAAGGCCAAAGAAAACCAAGTCGGTTTCCAGTGGGTTGCCAGATAAAACCCAATCAAAAGGCAACCAAGAACCAATAACCAATAACCAAGAACCAATAGATTCAAAAGCTATTCGCGCTCCGCGCTTCGATGCGCAAGCGCATCTGGTCAGCATCGGCGTAGATGAATTGGTTGCTGGCGATTGGATCAAGCACCGCAGAACGGTAAAGGCTGCGCCATCGCTAACCGCCATTGACGGCATAGCCAAGGAATCGGAAAGAGCAGGAATAAGCCTTTCTGACGCCCTGGCGATGTGCTGCCAACGCGGCTGGCGCGGATTCAAAGCCGAATGGATTGCAGACAAGCCAATCAATGGCAAGTCGCAACGCCAACTCGACAGCGAGGCCACAACGAGGGCCATATTCGGAAACATGCTGACGCCGATTGAGCGCGTTATCTCTGGTGAGGTGGTCAAATGAGCCTGCCATCGCAATGGATCGAACGCATCTTCGCCCGGCTTCAGGGGATTTACGGCCAGCAATTCACGGCAAAGTTCAGCCGCATGGATTCAGGCAAGGATGTTGGAATGCTGAACGCGAAAGAAGTTTGGTCTGACGAACTTGGCGGGTTTGCTGACAACGGCGATGCCATCGCCTATGCCCTGAAGAACCTGCCGTCTGACTTCTGCCCAAACGCTATCGAGTTCCGCGATATTTGCCGCCGCGCACCGCGCAAAGAGGCGCCGGCACTTGAGCACAAGCTTACCGCCGAAGATCACGAACGCGCCAATGCCGCAGCAGCCAATGCTGCCGCCGCGCTGAAGCCGAAATTCAGCGACGGTATCGACCAGCACTGGGCAACACACCCGCGCTCTGCCATGCACCTGCGTTTCATCTTCGACGCCGCCAAGAGTGACGCAAGATTTCAGCCTTGCGTTGCGCAGATGGTCGAGAAAGGCATCTGCACCGCTGAAGGCCAGATGCTAAAGCGTTATGCAGGAACGAACCAATGGACGCGAGTATGAACGACCTATTCACAACAATCGAAGAAGCCGCAGACGAGCGCCAGGCCATCATGGAAGAAGCTGGCCATCCGCATGAAGCAATCTCCGCCGAGTTGTTCCGCTGCGAGGTTCAATCCGTTATCCGCAGGCGCTACCCGGACGGCAACAAGGCCGCCGAGTATTTCGTCATGGTCGAAGCCAAGCGCGGAAAGGAAGCAACCGACAAGCTGCGTGATTCATGCCGGGAAGCGTGGAAGGCCAAGAGGATTGAGGATTCTATGGCGGGGCAAGGATGATTTATAACGCTATCGTAACGGGCCTTGCGCCCGCACAGGAGATTGATAAATGACAACAGATATTGCGCAAGGTCCGGTTGAAGCAAATGTTAGGCAGGATTTCAAGGACGCGGAACAAGCAGCGTTTGAGAAATGGCTGCGCGACATGTGCCCATCTGGCGATGTTGAGGTTGTGCAACGCAAGTGTCTTGAGAGCTACGAATACGCCGAATTGCTCGACGATCAGGAAGCCAACTTATACCCGGCCGATGCTGATGAACCGATGACCATTGGACTCGATTGCTGCCCCCACCTCAAGCCCTACGGCAGCGACTGTGACGAGTGCGATTATGTAGATCGTAACTACGGAGAACAAGATGAAGATTGAAACCGCGGAAGACGCAATTGAAGCATACACGGCGCAAGACGCTTGGCAATTCGCCGACCGTGTAGCGGCATGGAAGTGGATGTTTGATGCTGGTCGGATAGCGGAGAGGAGAGAATGCTACCGATTGGCAATGATTGCCACCGAACCGGCTAAGGGCGGAAGCTTCAATGACGGGAAGTGGGCCGTTGCGGATGCCATAAAGATGCGTTCGGCAAACTGCGACTGCGCGACATGTACATGCCAACCGGAGGACTGATATGGCGGCAACAAAGGACGAAATTTCAAGCTGGTTTGATCGAGGCGTGGCGCAGAAAGCAACGCACATGATTGTGGTGTGCGACACCTTAGATCACGAAGACTACCCGTGCTTTGCCAGCAGTGATGCCGACGCGATTGAGCAGCACAGTTACTACGACGGAAAGAACATGCAGCGCGTGATGGAGGTGTATGACCTTCGTGCCGGCAAAGCCGAACAGATGAGCGAACGCCGTGCAATGCGCCTGCCAGCCGGAGGAACGATGATGGACCCACACATTGACGGCGTTGTGCCTATTCCGATGAGCCAAGATGAGCAGGACTTTTTGAGCGGCAACCTGCGGCGCATACATGCTGCATACGACGACGATGGGTTCGACCTGAGTGCGTTGCCTAAGAAAGCCGCCGACGAAATCAATCGGATGCGCGAACTGGCCGACAGCGAAGGAAAGCGGGCCGTCGAATATCTACGCCGAGCCAGGAAGTCGGAAGCAGATGTCGCGCGCCTCATACTGGAAGAAGAAGGAGCCAAGGAAGCTTTCGCTCATGTGGTTCAGCAGAAGCATGATGCCGAGGCAGAGTGCAATAGGCTGCACGGACTGCTGGATTCTGCGTATGCCGACATTCGGCGCATGAGCCAATGGCATAACGCTGCGGACAAGACCGAGGAACACAATTGATGCGCAAGGATTTCACGCCAGGACCGGATCAACTACGCGCTGGCCTGACGTTCATCAAAGCCGCTGGCGTAGAAGTGCCGGCAACGATTGACGACCATGAAGAACGCTATCGGGTATGGGATGAATATTTCACCAGCGAGAACGCGCTTTACGGCTACCCAATGAAGGCGGCGGCATGACTGACGAAGCGAATATCGAAGAAGCATTCGAGGAACGATCCGCGATCATGCACTTCTGCGGCGGATTGCCGAAAGAGAAAGCCGAAGCACTGGCGCGCGCTGAGTGCGACACATATCTGGATGCATGGAAGGCCCGGAAGATTGCTGAATCATTCGAGGCACAAGCATGATTACGCGAATAATCACCGGAGAAGTATCAAGGAAAGCCATCTGCCGGCATGTGCTGACCGCGCCGGAAGGCCATGTGGTTACGATTAAGGAACCGACGAGAACGCTTGAACAGAACGCGGCGCAATGGCCGTATCTGGAAGCGTTCGCCAAGCAAAAGCAGCTTTGCATCAATGGAGAAATGCAATGGGTGACGGCAGATGACTGGAAGGATGTTCTAACAGGATGCTGGAACGGCGAAATGCGAATGGCAGCCTTTGACGGCAAGGTAATCATGCTTCCGCAGCGCACTAGCAAGATGGGCAAGAAGGTTTTTAGCACATGGATGGAGTTCCTTGTTGCCATGTCGGTGACGAGTGGCGTAGTTGTTTATCCGGATGCTGCGGAATGAGCCTCAAGAATAAGCCGCGCAAGACAGCAAAGAAGAAGCAAGCATCTTTGTCATCGTTGATACGAAAAGCAGACACGGTAACTAGCCAATACATCCGGCAGAAGTATGCAGATACGCAAGGAATCGTTAAGTGCGTAACGTGCGATACGAAACTTCATTGGAGTCAATCGCATTGCGCTCACTTCATGGAACGCGCAAACAAGTCGACTCGGTGGTTGGAAGAAAACCTACATCCGGCCTGCCCGTCGTGCAATGTGTTCCGCAAGGAATATCACAAGCGGGAATACACCCTGTACATCATCGACATGTACGGCAGGGAGAAGATTGACGAGTTCAAATCACTGATAAGCCATGTTCTTAGCCCAAGCAAAGTCAGGCTATTGGCAGAAGAAGCAATCGAATACTACTCGGCGCAACTGAAAGAGATCGAAAGGATTTGAACAATGGAAATTGACCGCGAACCGCACAGTGGCGACGAGGCTGACCGTGCATCCTACTTCATCGAGTCCGTCATTGATGACCATGTGAAGGAAGCCATGCGCCGCGCTGCCGCGATTCCGGTAGGTGAATCAGGGGAATGTGACGGATGCGGCGACTTCTTCACGCTCCTGGTTGATGGCTTGTGTGGGCGATGCCGGGACAAGTTCGCAAAGTATTACGCACCATAGGAGATTGAAATGGAAACTATACAAGACACGAGACTTCCAAAAGCGAAGCTGATTTGGGTACAGTGGCAAGGATGGTGGTTCGGCCAGTTGCGCGACGCGCTGCACATGGAGCGCCGGTATTGGACTGTGTTTTGGATGACAACGCGAGGCGCTAACTTCTGGCAGGCATGGCTTGGGCCAGTGCAATTTGGATGGCGCAGGCCTTGGCTTCGCGGACCAGCGGAACTACACCTTAAGCAACACTATGGCGACGCATAACGACGAAGCTCACCGGAAGGACGCCGCAGGCGGCCTGTCCGGTGGAGCGGATTGTTCGGCGGCAACGTGAATACCAGCCGGGGGCCGGCCAGCATCTTAGGCACCCAACCTACGGGCAACTGCGGGCAATGCCAGTGGAGCGCAGGCCGAGCGCGAAGCGAAACCCGCCGGATAGACAAGGAGACCGGCATGAAGATTCAGACAGTAGAGGACGCAATTGAAGCCTACACGGCACAAGACGCTTGGCAATTCGCCGACCGTCAAGCGGCCTGGGCGTGGATGTTTGAGCAAGGCAGGAAAGCAGGGATGAACGAATGCTACCGCCTCGCCATGACAGCCAGTGAGCCGGCCAAGGGAGGGAGCTTCAATGACGGTAAGTGGGCGGCGGCAGACGCCATCAAAATGCGAGCGGCCGGCGGCTGCGACTGCATGACATGCACATGCCAACCGGACGACTGAACACATGAACATCATTGAAAAACTGCGCTTGATGCAAACGGATCACACCCCGGAACTCGGTGAAGCCATAGCCGAAATTGAGCATCTTCGCCGCGAAGCGCACGCATGGAGCAAGGCATGCGAAGACGCGACGACAAAGCTGTACAAACTGAGCACGCACCACCCGCGACTGGATGTCCGGTATTGGACTGGCAAATACTGGGAGCCGCTGTACGGTGCGCGATTCCATGAGGTGCTGAATGCGCTTGATTTGACGCCGAACTAGTAATAGACGACACCCCATGACCTACGGTTGCCAGCAATTCCCCATAACCCGCCTATGCCGATACGACCGCAGGGCAATCGACCGCCGCTGTGACGGATGCCAGCGAACAACTGACCGCGCCTACCTGGAATCAATGAGTTTGTGGCATCACGGTATCAGCCATATCGACAAGGCATGTAGCACGAATGGAGACGGAAAGTGACTTGCACAAGATTAACCGGGCGCGGCTTTAGCGGAATTATCTGCACGACGCCAGATTTCAACCCGGGCGACCAAGCACCGGAAGGCTACTTGGCCTGGCACGAATGGGCAGAAGTGCAGCACAATGCAGGACTGCGGCAGAAGGAATGCGGGCGCTGCGGCAAGTGGAAATATCCGCAGCAACTGAGTGACCAGATTGACCGGATCGAAGCGAAAAGCCGGAAAGGGCTGGTTACGGTGGAATCCGCAGTATGCCTGAATTGTGTTACGACGAACCAACCGCCATCAAAGGACTAGCCATGCAAATAGAGAACATGACCCGCCTGATGCTTAATGATGACGAGCTATCCGCACTATATGAAGTCTGCGCCAGCGCACTGGAAAACAACATCCTGGACGGCATGCCGATGGCCTTTGCGCTGGCAATAGTCGAAACGCTTCAGGAGCCTGAAGACGACCAGATCGAAGTCGAAGAAGTTGAATCAATCACACTTAACTGACAGGGGGTAACGTGGTTACAACCGAACTAGAATCACTGGTTATCCTGCTGGAAGATTGGGCAAAGTGGCAGTCATCCTATCGTCCCAAAACAGGATTCAAGTCCCGCTCCGCTGGCTTCGCCTGTCTTGGGTTGCTATCGTTTGACGACATGTGCGACCAGTCCGACAATGCGACCATGCGCACGCTTGACTCAGCGGTGGAAGACCTTGATCCGGCACCGCGCGCGGCAATCAATCGGCGGTATGGCATCTGCTCAGTATTCCGCTTCCCGCGCAACAACTATGAACATACGCTCGTGCTGGCCCATGAACGACTGGTCATCATCTGTAAGCGAAAGGGGATTGTGCTGTGACAATCGAAGAAATTAAGGCGTTAAAGGAAGAAGCAGAGAACTCAATAAACAAAACTCTTATTGATTTCTATTACAAAACCGGAGTTTCTATAGTCGGTTTAGACGTTACGATACACAAGCACGAAACTGTATTTGGAAGAGAGCATTCAACCATAAGCGTTAAAATTGATGTTCGGCTGTGACTTGCAATCATCATGATCCGGTGCTATGCTTTCCGTGCGGCGGATTCGTTCGCCCATAAAAAGCCCGTTAGCCACAAGCCAGCGGGCTTTTTTGCGTTCTACCCTAGAGGTACGCACTAGGGAAGTGCCGATGACGACTGAGGGCGACTAACGATACCGCCCGGTTATCAGGCAGCGGGAAACTATGGCGGCT